GGTAAAAGTTATGGTGGTCCAAAAACAAACCGCTACTGGATAAATATTCCTTGTCCAGAAGACTGTGCTGGAGACATTTGGCATAGAAGGTTTGACGATTATGTCCCTAAGTTTGAGGTTGTGGATAACTTCGACACACGTGACATCCAAGGTAGCAATAGGTGACATCTAGGGTAGCAATAGGTGACATCTAAGGTAGCAATAGGTGACACTAATGTCACTTAATAAACAATATAAAAAACAATATAAAAACAATAGAAATTATTAAGAGAGAGGCTGTGGATAACATGGCAAAAGTACAGGTCCAGATTACTGTTTCAAAGGTCGCTGAAAATGGAGATTACAAGGGCAGAGTTATCTCTGGCTGGGAAACATTTCAGATCAACGTCAAAGGCGAGCAAATAACAAAAAAGCGTCAATGGACTATGTGGCTAGAACTACCATCTGCAATTACTAAAGATGATGTGGTCACATTTGTTGGTGAGCTTGGAACTAAGGCAGGGTCATTCGAAAAGGATGGCAACACATACCAGGTAGTCGAGCATTCACTAAACCATCCAACTTACACAGTTGATGTCAAGGCAGTTCCACTAACCAACACCGCAGCTGCAAATGCTTGGAACACACAACCAGACCCAAGTAACCCTCCGTTCTAATGAAGATTCGGGTTTACGGGGAACCAGCACCACAAGGGTCAAAGACTGCGAGAGTAGTCAATGGTCATGTAGTGATGTGGGAGTCTTCTAAGAAGTTGCCAGGCTGGAGAGATTCAGTTCACATGGCATGCAAGGTTGCATCTATGGAGCATCACGTTCCAATGCTGGGGCCGGTAGAAGTTCACCTAACATTCTTCATGCCTAGACCTAAGTCGGTTTCCCGTAAATACCCGAACACCGCACCTGACTTGGACAAGCTCATCAGAGGAGTTGGAGATGCTCTTCAATCTTCTGGTGTGCTGTCTAATGACGGACAAATCGTTTCCATCATCGCTGACAAGGTTTACGCTAGTGATCCAACTGAGAATGGCGTTGAGATAGTTCTCCATCCAAAGCCATGATTCGTGAAGTGTGTTCCTGTGGTGCCGAGTTTGAGACCGATGACCGAGATGCTGTCATTTTGGTAAAGAACTGGCGTCGAACCCACAAACACACAGAGAAGCCTTTAGAAGCCCCTACAAGCCCGTTTCAGGTGTCAAGTGATACACAGGTCGCTTTAGGGTTTACTGCCCTGTACGAGCCTCCTGAGCCCGATTACGATGATGGTAACAATTAGGTAAACACTCTCGACACACTCTTCCTAAATGTCAGCGCTAGATGTTAGAGTTCTAAATACAGCAACCAACAGCTGTAAAACATGAGAGGAAATCATGCAGAAAGCAACAACATTCCTAGCCACAGTCATGGGACTTCTAGGATTCATCCAGCTAGTAGATCTAGTCCAGGAGAGACCACAATACGGAATCCCACTACTAGCAGTTCTAGTCGTAGTCTGGCTTTATGCAGCACTAATCGGCTGGAGAGACAAAAGATGAGCCAACTAAAAGCAGCTAAGTATGCCATCGACCAAAGAGTCACAGTCAAGACAGTAATCCTAAAACTTTTGGAACTGACACCTATGACTGACCCAGAACTCTGCGATGCATACAGGCAACTGTCTTACATCGGACAAGCACCAACCACCAGCGACCAAAACATCAGGACACAACGATCACAACTACACAAGCTGGGATTACTCCAAGTAGTTGGAACAATCGAAACACAATCAGGAAGAACAGCAAGAATCTGGAGGAAAGCGTAATGGCACATGAAATGAGCAAGAAGCATGCAGACCAAGTAGCAGAGAAGGCAGCAATTATTGCTAACACAGCATTCATGCTAGGTCGCAGAGCTGAGAGACAACACATCATAGATCTAATGATGAACGAACCAGTATCAGCAGAAGTCCACAAGGTTATCAACATGTTGAAAGAGAGTGTGGAAGAAAATGATTAGTTTCAAACAAACTGTTTATGTAGTTTGCACAGCATTCGCCATGCTCGCCATTATGATTGGTGGACTTATCTTCTGGGCTTACGAGCAACCATCCTGCTGGGACTTACATGTTTCAGAAGAACAAGCCATAGCAAATTGCGAAAACTAAGAGGAGGAATAGTTATGACAACTTGCAAGTGTCGAGAGACTGAAAAGAACAATCTGGTAATGACCAGGGGACTACTTGATGACATGCGTAATGCAGCTGAAAGAGTTGGAAGACGTAAAGCGATGGAAGAGATTATCGAACTTCTACAAACACATCAGAACCTTTGGTTTAGTCAATCGCTAAACATCGGGTCTGGAGCATTCTGGGCTAACAAAGCAAACACAACACAAATACTGGTAACAGAGATAAGGAAGAAATATGCCGACCTATGAGAAACAGATAAAGGACACAGTAATCCGACTAACCATTGGATCCATTACTGACGTGCTTAGGGTTTACAAGCTGGATGATGCTAACACTCTGAGAGACATTGGATATAACCAAGGAATAGACGATGCAATCAAGGCAGTTCAACTATTCCTAAAGGTGCTAGAGAAAGACCAGGAGGATAACACCAATGAGTGATTCATGGACATGCGATACCTGTAACGCCATGTTGAGATGTAGCTGCAACTCTATGGAATGCGACTTTGACTACAACATCAGAGCACACATCAGGAATGACCTGCGTAAAGCAATCGAGACTGCTCGTAAATGGATGGATGCTGATGTGATAATCAACATCACCAAGAACGAGGTGGAGAAGAATGTCTGAATGGAAGAAGGCTAAGGCACTAGCTAAGAAGTACGCCAAGGCTCGTATCCCACTAACGGAAGCAGAGAAGAAGAGACTGGCTTATCTTAAAAAGAAGCATGACGAGTCCAAGTGAAACCCTTTGACATCAACCTTTACAACGCTGACGATAACGCTAAAGACTTAGTGATCCAATGGCTAAAAGGTTATGGCTACCACATGTGGGTCAATCCAGACCAATACGGCATAGACCTCATTGGAACAGATAACACAGGTAAGCACATAGCAGTAGAGGTAGAAGTCAAACATCACTGGACAGGTGCACACTTCCCATTCAGGACTGTTCATGTCTCAGCTCGTAAGCAGAAGTTTGTTAGACCTAACGCTTACTTGGTGATGGTAAACCATGAACGTACACATGTATTGACCTTGGACTATGAGACACTAAGTCAGGCAAGGTTAGTAACTAAACCAACTGTGTATACAGTAGATGAACAGTTCTTACAGGTAGATGTAGAGATGGCTAAGATAAGGCGATTATGAAAATAGGTTCACTCTTCAGTGGCTATGGTGGCTTAGACATAGCAGTATCTAATGTTTTAGGTGCAGAAGTTGCATGGCACTCTGAAATTGACAAGGATGCAGCTCAAATACTTGAATACCACTATCCAAACATCCCTAATCACGGTGACATAACCAAAATAGACTTCACTAAAGTAGAACCAATAGACATCCTTACAGGAGGGTTTCCATGTCAAGACTTGTCAGTAGCAGGTAAACGAGCAGGTCTAAAAGATGGAACTAGATCAGGTCTATGGTCACACTATGTGAGAGCCATTGAAGAACTCCAACCAAAACTAATAATCATTGAAAATGTAAGAGGGATACTAAGTGCCAAAGCCAATACTGACATGGAACATTGCGAGAACTGTATGGGAAACAAACCAAACCAGCCTAGATTGCGAGCATTGGGAGCCGTTCTTGGGAACTTGGCAGACCTCGGGTATGACGCTAAATGGACAACTTTACGAGCTAGTTCAGTCGGAGCGCCACACAGAAGAGAACGAGTTTTCATTGTTGCGAAGCCCAATGGCAGGGGAAACCTCTGGGGGGATCGTTGGGGAGGCAGTAGCAATCTCCAAAGGACATCAAGTTAGATTAGGCGACCAGATAAAAGACTTGTTTCCAACACCAACTGTTGGACATGTTAGAAATCACGATGAACCAGTAGAAAACTACCAACAGAGAAGACAAGACTTTACTGATGGTAAAACTAAGGGAATGCCTGGAGCATCACTTGGAGTAGCAGTAAGAATGAACTTGCTAATGACTCCAGTCGCATCAGAGGGAGCAAAGGCTCCAGCACAGCAATCAAGTGAAGTAAAATCCAAGACTGGACAAGTATGGCTGAGTAATCAAGCGAAAGACATGGAACTAACTTGGGGACGCTTTGAGCCAGCAATCAGACAATGGGAGCAAATCACACGACCAGCACCAAGCCCAGTAAAAGCCGATGGCAGAGATGGTAATAATAGACTGTCAGCAGAGTTCGCTGAATGGATGATGGGGTTACCTCAAGGTTGGGTGACTGATGTACCAATAAAGCGTAACTCACACCTCAAAGCATTAGGTAATGGAGTAGTACCACAACAAGCAGAAGCTGCATTGAGAATACTATTAGAGGAATACAATGGCTGATTGGCATAGCAGTAAAGAGTGGCATAAGGCTAGAGCATACGCTAAGACAATACTGGAACCAGTATGTGCAAGATGCGGCAAAGACTTAGAGGGTAATGACTGGACTATTGACCACATGATAGCTAGTGATCCACCTAACCATGACATCAGCAACCTACAGTCCATGTGCAGAAGATGCAACGGTTTCAAACAAGATAAAGTTCTTGAACGCATCACATGGTTCAACGAGAGATGGCAATAGTCCTGAATAAATGAGCCATCAGATAAGCCCTATCACTGCCTGACTCAGTGGTAGGGTTTTTTCTATGGGTCACCCCCCATCCCACGCAAGTTCTCAAAAACTTACCGAACAGGTTAGATTATCCAGAGAAGGAGACCAGTATGGTCAAGGATGCTTTAGAAGAATGGTTGTCAGGTTTAGAACTAGAACTAGACCAGAAGATACTTGCTCGTATCTGCCTGGCACTAGCCGATGACTTTGATGCGAAAGCCAATACCAGCACAGCTGCCGAACTTAGGAAGACTTACTTGGAATTGAAGAGGTCTTTGGGAGATAAAGTCCAGCACGATCCATTAGAGGCTATTCTCAAAAGATGAGTCATGTAAAGAGGGGGGTGCGTTATCCATCTATCTACACCAAACCTTTATCTCAGCAGTTCATTACTGATGGCGACAAGCTGATTGAATTGGTCAAGGTGGCATGGAAGAGTCCGGAGCAACCAGAGGGCATTGAGTTAGACGAGTGGCAGAAGTGGTTGCTGAGGCACATGCTGGAACGCTATCCGTCTACACATCCCCTATACCCTAATCAACTAAGGTATCGGCAGATTATTGTGTCTATGGGTCGCCAGAATGGTAAGTCGCTGTTAGGTGCGATTCTGGGAGTCTATGGTCTGCTGTTACATAACCAAGGTGCTCAGGTTATTAGCCTGGCATCATCAACTGACCAAGCAAGAATTATTTACTCTAGGGTTCTCTTTACTATTCAGCAGAATGAATGGTTAGCGAAACGCTTTAAGAAGGCTACTGAGCAACGAGGTATTTTGACTGCTGATGGTTCTGGGCGTTATGACGTGAAGGCTGCTAAAGAGTCTGCTCTGCAAGGTATTCCCATGAGTCTTTGTCTCTTCGATGAGCTTCATCTTGCTAAGACTGGAATGTGGTCAGCAGCGGTTCTTGGAACTGCCCAGCGTAAAGATGGAATGGTTATTGGCATTACTACTGCTGGAGACCAGTCAAGTGAAACGCTTATAGATCTATACAAACTTGGAACTGCTGCATCTCAAGGAGACCCAGACTTAGAACGTATTGGGTTCTTCTGCTGGCAAGCGAATGATGGTGCACAGGTGGATGAACCTCTGGCACTAAAGATGGCTAACCCTAGTATCGAAGCTGGAAGACTTGACTTGAATACTGTGCTCTCTGACATTAGGAGCATTCCAGAACATGAGGCACGCAGGTATCGACTAAACCAGTTCATCGCTGGTACCGCTAATTCTTGGATTGCCTCAGAACTATTTGCCAGAGCATCAGGTGATGGAATTACAAAACAGGATGATGTTGTCTTGTCGGTGGATAGAACTAAGAATTGGGAGTTCGCAACTATTGCAGCTGCTCGTAAAACTGAGGATGGAACATTTGAAACTGAGTTGGTTGCTACTTACGCTGGTGCTACTGAGAGAGTTCTTTACAACAGACTTAAGGAACTGTACGCCAGGGGAGGCATTTCGGCTATCGCTGTTGATGACCGCCAATTACCTAATCTTGCTAAACTCCTAAAACAGGATGGTCTACCGGTCTGGCAGTTATGGACTAAGGAAATCTCGTCAGCTTGTTCTACTGTTTACGCTATGTTCTCGACTGGTGTAGTCAAGCATCGTAATGATCCACTTCTTCAAGTTCAATCGCCAAAGGGTATCGCTAAATACACAGGTGAGACTTGGTTGATTAGTCGTAAAGAATCTATTGGAGATGTGGATGCTTTGATGGCTACCATCATGGCACTTTATGTATCTGCGACACACCGAGAAGTTGGTTTACAAGTTTTTTGACTTTATGTAATTTGTGGTATACGTTCCAGATAGATGGCAAACATATTTACCAGACTTCTGGGTAGAGAACGAAACTCGCAGTTCTACCCCAATTT